AACACCTGAGCGCCCCATCTACTGCTTTCTTGATTTCAACGTTGAGCTCATGACCGCAACGTTCTGGAACCTCATTGACGGACAACTTCGAGGCTTTGACGAACTCGTCCTAAAAGATTCTGCCAACACTCAGAAGATGGCCGACGCTATGAACGAACGCGGCTACAACTTCCGCAACACAATCATCTACCCCGACCCCGCCGGACGCGCGCGCTCAACTAAGTCTGACCGCTCTGATATCGACATCCTTAAATCAAATGGCTATGAGGTCCGTTTCCGAAATGTTGCGCCGCGTATGAGGCAAAGACAGCTCAATGTAAATAACGTTCTCGACAAAGGCTGGCTAAAGTACAATCCCAAAGTGATGGTGTCATTACGAAAGGACTTCTTAGGCGTGTCGGTTAATCCGATAGACTTTGGAAAAGATAAAAGCAATCCGAAGCTAACACATGCCTCTGACGGCGTTGATTACGGGTGTGATCAACTCTTTGACATGTCCGGCAAGAAACCTGATCGAACTGGTGAAATAATGAGGGTTAGATGAAAATACAAAACGAACAACAGATACTTGATCCTACGTTCCGTAAAATGGTTATCGATGAGATTGAGGGAAACGAGAACATTCGCCGTAAGCATGAAGCGTTTAAGCGTTACGAATGCTACAAGGGAAAGACTCAGAAGTACGTTGTTCGTAAACTCAGTTATCAGTTTGATCAAGACACTCTGCTCGAGATGATGTACGCAGTATCTAACCTGCCATTAGTTAAAAAGGTTGTTAACAAACTCGCACGCGTTTACGCCGACGGCGTTGAACGCACTGTTGTAGACGGTAGCGATGACGACCAAGAAGCACTTGATCTCGTAGAGCGTGAAACAGATATCAACTCTCAGATGAAGAAACTAAACAGGTTTCTAAAACTGCAAAAGAACATCATGCAGTACATCCGCCCAATGAAAGAATCAATGGCGGAAGACTCAAAAAAGATCATTAAGATTAGCCCGCTTCAACCATACCTATATGACGTCATCGAACTATCGGAAGATAGAGAACGTCCCGGAGTTGTCATTCTTTCTGACTTTGATGAAAAACAATCATCTATCGATTACGTAACAGGCGATGCGGCTTGGGCAGGTCGAGGGCAGAAATCATCTGGACGTGTGAAAGTAGACAGCGACGGCAAAGACCAAATCATTGCCGACAGCCCCAGCGATCAACAGGATCATTCAAGCGGTAATGATAAAGAATACGTTTGGTGGTCTGATAACTTTCACTTTGTTACAAACAGTAAAGGCGACGTTATTTCTGCCAATGAAGAAATGAGCAATCCAATCGGAGAACTTCCGTTCGTTAACTATGCAGAAGATCAAGACGGTTCTTTCTGGGCCCAAGGTGGAGACGACTTAACCGATGGCGGGATTCTTGTTAATTCTATGATTAGTAACATTAACCACATTGCCATCACTCAAGGCTATGGACAAATGGTTATGACTGGAGAGAAAGATACGCTTCCACGTCAAGTACGCATCGGTCCGAATAAAGCCATTGTGCTTATTCAGAACCCAGATGGGCCCGCCCCGACATTCGATTTCAAAAACGCCAATCCTCCAATCGATCAGCTCATTCAATTAGTTGAGGTATACGTTGCGCTCTTTCTTACTACTAACAATCTTTCTACTAGCGGTGTGTCTACTAATCTTAATGGTAATCAGGCCTTTCCTTCCGGCGTGGCCATGATGATTGATAAGGCTGAATCGATGGAGGACGTTGAAGATCAACGGCAAATGTTCATAGATAACGAGCCCATGATGTGGGACAAATACGGCAAGTGGCATCGTCTGTTAAAGGCAAACAACGAACTCACCGAAGAGCTTCAAGTGCTAACGCTTCCAGAAGGTCTAGAAGTAAGCGCTAAGTTTTATGACCCTGAACCCATTGCGAGCGAGTCAGAAGTCCTGGCCGTATGGGAAAAGAAAATGTCAATGGGCTTAATGAGCAAGCTTGACGCTCTTCGACGTGAATGGCCCGATCTCACCGATGAAGAGATCAGGGTTAAACTTGAAGATATAATGGAAGAGAAGCTACAAAACGTTGAAAGGTTTATCCCTAATGGCGGAAATAAAGACAACGAGAGCGATAGCAACAACAAAGAAGACGACGAGCCATCTGGAGATGATAGCCCCGCTGAAGACCAAAAAGGAGATCGGGGAGTTTCTGGTGGAACGAATACTGGATTCGGTGGGAAAGCAAAAGAGTCCGATTGATGGGCAGAAGTTCCCTGGTCTCTCGAAAGACTATAAAAAGTTCAAGCGCGCAAATGGGAACTCAGCCGTTCCCGATCTTGAGCTCTCGGGTGACATGCTTGATTCTATTGATTATCAGATAACTGAAAAGGGAATCGAGATCGGCGTCTATGGTTCTGATGCTGGAAAAGCGGATGGCCATAACAACATCTCGGGCAAGTCGACACTACCTCTAAGGCAGTTCTTGCCGTACAAGGGCGAGGGATTCGCACCGGCCATTATGAATGAAGTGCAGACGATGCTTGCCGAAGCAGTGGCCGCAAAGACCGCCCCGCCGTTAAACAAGCTCAACTCTGTTAATACGAGCGTTGGTTTATTTGACATCCTTCGCGCATCTTTTGGCGATTTATCAAAGCCTCAATATCAAACGATAGTTTCACAATCCCCTAAATGGCGCGAAGCGTTACTAGCTAGAGGGCTGTTAAAGTGGCTGACGTAAAAGTCACGGTTAAGATCGACCCGCTCATTAAGAATGCCGTTCGGAACTTTCCAGATAAGAACACTTTAAGCGATGCGGGAAAGTACATCGTTGAGGAAATAAAGAATTCTGCATCGGTTGGAAAGTCCGCTACTCGCGGCGTGAAAAGATTCCCTAAGTATAAGAATGAAAAGAGATATCCGGGAAAACGTAAACCAAAGCGCCCGGTTAATCTTGAGCTTACCGGGGATATGTTCGGCGCGTTGAAGTTCTGGTTTAGTCGATCTAAATTAAAGATTGGTTTTCGAGATAGTGAACAAAAAAAGAAAGCAAAGACACATCTCGAAGGCCTGGGCGGAGTCCCGAAAAGAAACTTCATGCCTGTTAAAGAATCGGAGGATTTTACCGTTACTATTAAAAGAGGTCTTGTAGAAATTTACAAAGACGCTTTTTTTGCTATTATAAAGAAATCAAACAAGTAACTCGCTGTGCGAGGGCTCTATTAGTTCGTAACTAATGGTTCTAGCTTGTTTGCAAGTATCACAACTCCTGGGCAGTGCCTGGGCTGACCACATTCGGTGAATGGGTTAGAGTAAGGAGAAACAACTAAGTGTCTGAACAACAAAACGAAACTGCAATTGAGAATGAAGCTCCAGAAGTTAACCAGGGTGAGAATCCGCCCGCGGAAAAGCAAACTGCTGTTGAACGCGAGGCCTATGAGCGGGTGACTGCTGATATGCACAAGTACAAGACAGAAGCGCGCGAAGCACAGGCTAAACTCCGGGATGCTGAAACTCAAAAGTTGAAAGATCAAGAAAACTGGAAGGCGCTCGCTGAGCGTGCCCAGGCAGAAGCAGAAGATTACAAAAGCAAGTATGAAACAACTGTGAATGGAGTGGTGGAGAATACAAAACTATCCGCCGTTCAACAGGCTGCCATAGCTGCTGGTATTCATGAAGCCGCCGTTAATGATCTTGCAGCGATGGAGCTTCGTGGCGTTCAAGTAGAAACTACTAGCTTAGGCAATCACACTATTCACGGTGCGAAGGCTTTTGTCGAAGAGCTCAAAAGAACTAAGCCATACTTGTTTGGACAGAAAACAACTACCGTTAACGGATCTCTCCCAAGCGTAACAGCGAACGGAAAGTCTGTTAGCAAACAAGATTTAATAAACGCGAGTTTGAAAGCGCAAAAGTCTGGTGACTACAAAGAGTATAATCAGATGATGAATAGCTACAAAACGCAACAATCTAACACCTAGGAGAATACAAAATGTCCGATGAAGTCATGACAGCAGGATCAAATCTTTCTGCAATCATTCCAGAAATTTGGAGTGAAAGATACTATTCAGTATTATTAGCTTCTTTGCCCTTTAACTCTGTTATTAGCAAAGATTACGAAGGCGAGATCACCGATCTCGGAGATACTGTCCACATCAACAGTTTCCCCGAATTCGCTGACGCAGAAGAGCTCGCAGAAGATGCACGTTCTGACGCTGATTCGATCTCAGTTACTCAGCAAGATCTAGTTATTAACAAGCGCATTGTAAAAGATTTCATCGTTACGAAGAAAGCTCTTTTGCAATCATTCCCCGCTATGGACAAACTCCGCGAGTTAGCTGTTTACGCTATTCAGAAGAAGATTCAATCTTTAATCGTTGGGGACGTCGTTCCAAGCGCTTCTAATCCAGATCACGCTATCGCTTATGACTCTTCAACTACTTTAGGCCTTGCCGATCTTTTGGAAGCAAAAGAATTGCTTGATAATCAAGACGTTCCAATGAGCGACCGTCACATTGTTTTGGGTTCTGCCCAAACTAATGACCTTTTTAATATCAGTGGGTTCACTTCAAGTGACTTCGTTCTCGCCGGAAGTCCTTTAACTACTGGTGAAGTTAGCCAAGCTCTCTTAGGTTTCGTGCCACACATGACAACCGAAGTTGGTAACACTGCTTACTTGTTCCATAGTTCTTTCTACACTATGGCCGCTCAAGAAGGCTTAACCATAAACGAATATGATTTAGGAACCGATGGAAAACGCGCTACTCGTATTAACGTTGACACGTTGACGGGCTTGAAACAACTCAGCAACATCCGTGTTGTTACAATCGGATAAGGGAGAATAATAGAAATGGCTTTTAAAAAAGAAGAATTTGAAATTGTTCGTTACGTAGCACATGCAGGCGCAGGCAAGGGACAAAGTCCTGCCGACGCTCTACCAATGGCTGATGGAAGCATCTTAGTCGGAGGTCTCGAGGCTGGTATGGTTGTTGAAAGTGCTGCTGTTGTTCTTACTGCTGCAATCACTGGAACGACTGCGGTTGAGATAGGCGATGCTGTAAGTGCAGACGGGTTCGTTGCATCGGCTGATATCACCTATGCAACTCCAAACGTTTATCAAGGAAGAGGCGCTCATATTTCTAGCACTGTAAACGTTGTCGCTGCTTCTGCAGATGTATACGTTTCTAGTCCTAAATACTACGCTGCTGCTGCTGATTTGAAGCTCAACGTCACAGGCGGAAGTTCTGCTGGTGCGTTTGTTGTCATTCTCAAAGGCTATAAAGTATAATCGAATTGCGGGGTCTATCGCTCGAAAGAGCGTGGGCTTCGCCACTTAACTCGGAGGATCTTCTATGAGTATATTGAATCCTGGAAGCACGCACTTTGACGCAGCTACTGGAGCTAGCGGTTATGCTTTAATTGATTATGCGGATTATCCCGCCCCGGCGACATTAGTAGTCGATCTAGACAACAATCCGGCAGTCGTTACGGCTAGCGCTGACAATTAATAAAACACTATGGCAATATTTCCTAATCTGAACCTAGAACCGGTTGTTCAAACGAGTGATAGAACGCGCCTTGATGCAACGAAGTCTTTTGTGACTCAAGATGAGTCATCGATTTCATTGCTTGAGATCAAGCCGTCAAATGCAGAAAGCTACATCGACGTTACAACGGACAAGTATTTAGATTGGGAATTCGCTGCAAGCGGAGCCCATGTAGTCACATGCAGGGTTACCTCGAGCAGCGTTTCTGCTGTTGTGTCTGCGAGCATTAGTGCTTTAAAGCCTACTGTTGATAAGCTTTTCTCGAATGATTCTGACTTAAAGTTGCACGAGCCGGACGTGATTAAGTTCGTTGAAGATGGCCGTAATAGCTACATGAACATTCACAGAAGAGCGCAAACCATTGTTTTAAAATGGCTTGATAAAGAAGGCTATACCGACATCAATAACGATGCGTTCACTAAGGATGCGATTATCGACATTGAAGAAGTGAAACAATGGTCTACATATAGTGTCTTACGGCTTATCTATGAGGGCTTGTCTAATAAACCAGACGACATCTTCGCAGAGAAATCTAAACACTATGCGGGCCTTGAATCAACGTGGCGTAATCGAGCGGTTCTAAGACTAGACACCGATGGCGATGGCGTTGTTAACGATGGGGAAGAATTGCAGATTAATACTGCATTCGTGGCTCGAAGATGAGTCTTGCGTCTCTTAGGCCGTACTTCAGAGCGAGGATGAACGCGCTGAGTTATGTCGAACATAAGGACGCGTTTAACATCGAGAACATTCCAGCGACACTGCTTAATCGCGCATATCACATTGCAAATCCAACAGGGACTCGTAACGGTCCTTATGATGGGACGGGTAGATCACAAGAATACCTTCATGACACGGTGATTAGTGTATTCTTTAAGGGTTATCGCAATCCAGCCGAAGCAGTAGACACGGCTTTAGCCGCCGCAGATTCGATAGTCGGAGAGGTAATTTCTTCGAGTAATCGATTGGGCACTGGACTCAAAAACATTTATTTAGACAATATTAACTTACTTCCTCAGTACGAGGAAAATGACAATAACGTGCTATTGGAAATTAGCTTTAGCGCGCTTATAATCTTTTGTGCATAGAGGGGAAAATTAACAATGGGTACAACAACTAATATCACAGTCCGACCGATGGATGTATCATGGTCCGGTTCTGCAATGGGGTTCACCGATGGAGACGTCGAGTTAACTCTCGAAGAGCAATCAGTCGACGTTACCGCACACCAAGAAGGCACTAACGTATTGAACTCTATCCGAACGGGAAAGAGCGCGAGCATTAGTTTAACTTTGAAAGAAACTGAAGACGCAAAGTTTACTCGCTTCTTAAGTCAAGGTGGATCAATCGCGACTGCAAGTAGCGGAGCATCTGCTATTGTCGGTTGGGGCAATTCAAAAGACTTTACCGGAATGCTAACTCAGGCAGCAAAGCTTATTCTTCATCCAATTGATAAAGCTTCTGCTGATTTATCTGAAGACATCGCAATTTGGAAAGCCTACCCAATGGTTGATACACTTAGCTTTAGTGGAGAGAATCCACGGACTATGTCTTTGAGTTTTAAAATCTTTCCAGACTCATCTAAAGCCGATGAGTTTCGACTTCTTGTTTATGGCGATCATACAGACGGCGATTTCAGCGTTACAGAATAGGGATAATTTGTGGATTTAGAAATAAAGTCAGAACGGCCAGTAGTTAAAATTAAAGTTGATGACGTTGTTTATGACGTGAAAAAGCCTAACAACAGAGAGATCGATGCGTTCTCAAAGAAGATGGAGTTGGGTGACTCCGCTGCCTTAGAGAACGTTATCGATCTCCTTGACGGTCTTGGTTTTCCTAAGACCCTCGCATGGGAGTTATCTCCAGAGCACATTGAGGCTATTTCTAAAGTTCTAATGCCGCAAAAAAAAAGCTAACATCGAGTGAGTTCAAAAGAGCTAAGCTCGCTCGATTCTATGGGTGGAGCCATGAGAGGATTATGAACTTAGACTTTGAAACTACCGAAAGCTATTGGATGGCGATAACAAACATCGAAGCTCAAGAAGCTTTGATTGCGTTAACTGTTTCTGCGTACCCTCACACAAAACCAAGTAAGCAAAGAGATATCCACTCTGGCCTTCATAAGCAGGCTTATCCAGTTAAGCGTTCTATTGATCCAAAAGAACTCGGCGCGCTTATCAAAATGGGTCTATTTTAGATGTCTAATGAAATTGAAATAGAGATAGTCACGCGCTTAGAGGGGGTGGAGAAGTCTCTAAAGGGATTAGAAGCAGAAGCAAAGAAGACCGGAAAGAAGGTTGGAGCATCGCTAGGTAGTAAGCTTGAATCCGGGATTGGGAAAAGCTTTCGCGGAATAGCCGCCGCTGCTGCCGCCGCTGGTGCGGCCATCTTGACTGGGATGGCTTTTAAGAAAGTTATCGAAGCTGCAAGCCAGCAACAGGACGCAGTCAATAAGCTCAATCAATCACTGGCAAGCGCAGGTTCATTCAGCGAAGCTGCAAGTCAAGACATCCAGAAGTTCGCAAGGGACTTACAGAAAGTTACAACAACCGGTGACGAAGTAACTATCTCTATGGTTGCGATGGCCAGAAACTTGGTTGGAAGTAATGAAGAGGCAAAGAAGTTAACCGCCGCTGCGCTTGATCTATCCGCCGCCACTGGGATTAGCTTAGAGGGCGCGGTTAAGAACTTAGGAAAGACTTACGCCGGTCTTACGGGAGAGTTAGGCGAATCACTCCCGTTTATTCGTAACTTCACCCAGGAACAACTAAAGTCTGGAGCTGCCATTGATGCAGTAGCAGAGCGATTCAAGGGTGCAGCTTCCTCTGAGATAAACACGTTCTCGGGGGCTATTAAACAAGTTAACAATATATTCGGCGACTTCATGGAAACTATTGGTGGAATGATAACTCGAAGTCCCGCTGTTGTTGCGGCGGTTAAATTCATTAGTGATGAAATATCAAAATTATCTGACATGGTAACTGCCAACTCTGGTGGCGATCCGCTTAAGACGTTGTTAACGACTGGTATCGATGTCGCGCGTTTCTTCACCTCTGTTCTCGGTCCAATCATCGAGATAACTGGTAACCTGTTTGTTAATGCAGGCAACAGGCTAGGTGCGTTTGCTGCTGCAATTGTTCAATTATTCAGTGGTGAATTTAAACAAGCAGCGAGCACGTTTAAAGAAGGATTCATCGACGAGCTTTTTAACTTCGACCAGATGCTTGATACTTCTGGGACGAACGCAGCTAATTCTTTTCTTGATAGATTCAAGGAGAAAGTTATCAGCGCCGAAGCGGTGGGGAAAGAGTTCGGAAACGCAATCGGAGCAGGTATTAAAACAGCCGCCCCGGTAATAGCGGAAACTCTATCCGTAATGGACATTGCCTTTGAAGAGTTCACTAAACGAGTGTCTAAGAACATGGACACTTTGAAAGCGCGATTTACTAAGGGCTTTGCTGATATGAAAAAGCAAGCCTTCGCTACATTTGTTAATGGCTTTGGATCAGCTTTCCAGGCCGTCGGCCAGACGCTTGTGAATGGCGGCAATATCTTCAAAGCATTCGGGAAAGCTATTCTCGGAGTGCTTGGTGATATCGCCATCCAGTACGGAACTTTCTTTATCACGCTAGGCATACCGATGCTATTTCTTAACCCTGCTGCCGGGGCCGCATACATAGCGGGCGGGGCAGCGCTAGCTGTCCTTGGCGGCGTTTTAAAAGCACTAAGTGGCGGTGGTGGCGGAGCAACTTCAACCAGCCCCGAATCATCTGCTGCCTCAACAGGCGGTGGCGTTGCGTCGGGTCTTTCCTCTCCGGTTGGTGACAATGCTGCGGCGTTTCAAGAAACCGCAAAAGCAGAGCCACAAACAAACGTCGAAGTTAACATTGCTGGATCGGTGCTTGGGGATAAACGCACGCTTGGCAGAGAAATTGCCGACGCGCTTAATGATGCGTTCGGGAGTGATGGTATAGTTCTAGCCAGGGGATCATTGTCGTGAGTTTAAAAACGTTCTCAGTCTTTTACTATGGCCATGAAGTTACAATTGAGAACTACCAAATTAACTTCGACGAGGGTGTATCAGAGCTCACAGCAGAACTCAATGTTGGCACATATACTCTTCAAGAATTCGCCGAAGAAATAAAAAGAGCGTTAGATGCGGTTGGCGCACTCACATATACGGTGACAGTAGCCAGAGCCACTCGGGTTTTAACCATAGCTGCGAGCGGAGCATTCTCCCTTCTTTCAAACACGGGGTCTCAAGCTACAAATGCCCCATGGAGTTTAATGGGGTTTCATACTGCATCCGATAAAACAGGCGCATCTACTTATGATGGTGATAGCGGATCAGGTAGTGAATACGCTCCACAGTTTATTCTCCAAGACCATATTCCGACAATAAATAATAAACAATCAGTAGACGCGTCTGTTAACAAAACAGCGGTTGGAACCGTGGAACTTATTAAGTTCGGAGACGAGCGGTTCTTAGAGTGCAACGTCATGTTTGCTACAAACATCGCTGGTCAAGACGGAAACGTGATAAAGACGAACGCTAGCGGTGTTCAGTCGCTAACATCTTTCCTCGAGTATGCGATTACGAAACAACCAATTGAATACATGGCCGACGTTAGCACAAGAACAACTTTTCAAAGTCTTATCTTAGAATCCACAATTGGGTCGAAAGATGGGACTGGTTACAAATTGAAAGAAATGTACGATAGAGGTCTGCCCGGTTATTATGAATCTGGCTTGCTAGTATTTAGGGAGTATGAGACGTGACAATAGCGAATGGCGAACAAGCTGATGCAGCAACGTTTAATAATGCGTTTGTATCAAAAGAAACAGATTCATCTGTAGCGGCGGAGATAACACTTGTTGACGGTGCTTATGGGACCGCTGTTTCGTCTGTGCAGGGTGAGATACTTTCAATAAATAACTATAGCGGGAAAACTACTAACAGCGGCTCTTCGGACGTACCTTTGTGGACTGAAAACCACATCGGAGCCAGCACCGATAGTTTGTTTGATAAAGTGGATAGCATTGATCTTTCTTTTGGGTCGACCGCATCGAGTGGAGCATCTGGAGGTCACCGTCACGACGGAACCGCTGGACAAGGCCCACAAATCGCAGCATCTGCGCTTGGCGGTCTTAGTGGATTACTTGCAGCTTCTACAGATATTGGTTTTATGGGAACTGGAGCTCAGGAGTTCGCTGATGACAAAACATTCCAGGGCGGAGTTTACTTAAACGCAGGCCAATATTTAGAAGAGGGACTTGAAAGCGCGAGTGGAACACACAACAATCTAGATGCTAATAATAAATCGCTAATCAGGTTTGATACAACTTCAGCGGTAGAGTTGGCGGGGATTGACGGTAGTGGTGCCACTGGTCAGATTTTGTTTATAACGGCCCAGGAAAGCAGTAATTTCACAGTAAAACACGAAGACAGCGGCGTTACTGCTGCTAAAAGAATCCTCACACCTGGCCAACAGGACGTCGGGTTAGGGGCTGGTGGGGCCGCACTTTTTATCTATAACAACGCCCGCTG